GTCAGACTGTGAAGCTGTTCTCAGCAAGAATGAGAATCCAAGCCTTGAGCTTGCAGAGTCGATTGCCGAGTACATCAGCGACTTTGCCGAGGCCAACCTTGACAACTCTGGCGAATGGAAAGACCATGGTGTTCACACATCTGTTGGAGGCGATCACCCAAACACAGCATGGAACGCAAAGCAGAGCGATGCGGTTCCATCCAAGTTCAACGGTAGGGACGAATATGGCGTCAATCAGACACCAGTGAGTGACGGAAAGGATTTCGGCGGCGAAGAAGAAATGGCACACAATGCACTTGGAAACGACGGTAGCGACCACACATGGCCATCACTGTCAAACCCATATGTGCCTGATCCATTCAACTTCACCATGAAGGGCGAGAAGGGTGTGGACAAGGACAATGATGAGATTGGAACATTCCAGTCCAATGACACTTGGCCAAACCTACAGAACCCACTCCATCCCAAGGCACAAACTGCCGAACCAGTTGAATAAGGAGAAACATGAGCGATAACAAGATGCTACTTGTTGACTCATGCTGCAATGGAGGCTTTGTGCTTGACCTCAATGAGTCCACAGACCGTGGACTCACGAAGTTCAAGGGAAAGTTCCAGGAAGCTGAGGCGGTCAACAAAAACAAGAGGATGTACCCATACGCAGTCCTCGATGAAAATGTGAAGAAGCTTGTGCCCGTGATTGAGTCCAGAGGTCTTGTTGGCGAGCTTGACCACCCAACTGACTCAATCATCCATTTTGAGAAGGCCAGCCATGTCATCACCAAGCTGTGGTGGGATGGAAACAATCTCATGGGCGAAGGTGAGATCCTGAACACCCCACACGGTAGGATCCTCAAAGCTCTCATCAATGATGGGGTTAGGGTTGGTATCTCAAGCCGTGGCGTGGGTAACGGCAAAGTTAACGAGAACGGCATTCTGGTCATTGGCGAGAGCTACAAGCTTTTGACATTTGACGCAGTTGCCGATCCAAGCACACACGCCGCCTTCCAGGAGAAGGTGGTCAGCAAGCGTGAAAGCTACGCTCCAGTGAATAATTCCGTGGAAACTGCTGTTAAAAATGAGTCCAGCGGCATACATAGGATTAGCAAAGAAGCGTTAATTGCTTGCTTAGGTGGGATTATCGAGGATCAAACAACGAGCATCAAGAACAAAATTGTTTGATTATTTCTTAAAACGAAACACTAGCAAAGTGAGGATAGGCTAATGAATAAAATTATGGAAGCAATCAAGAAACTCCTACCAGAGTCCGATGTGAAGGAAGTGTCCTCGGCCATCAATGAGATGCTCGAGAGCGCCAAAATTGGCCTTGAGAAGGAGTACAATGAGAAGCTTGAAGAAGCGTACACCGAGCTCTCTGGGGAAATGAAGAAAGCCGAGAAGATTGCCGAAAAGGGCTACGAAGAAGCATACGCAATCATCGCCGACTTGCGCAACCGCCTTGACATCCAGGGCGATGAATACAAGGCAGCCCTTGAAGAAGGGTATGAAGAAGCCTACCAGATGCTGAAGTCCGAAAGGTCTAAGAACAGCTCCCTGGAAGTTGAACTCTATGAAGAGTACGACAAGAAGCTCAACGAAATGAAGGAATACATTGTTGACAAGGTTGATCAGTTCCTTCAAGTAAAGGGACAAGAAATCTACGAACAAGCCCGCAAGGACATCGTCAGTGATCCACGCCTTGCAGAACACAAGGTTGTTCTTGACAAGATTGTTGACCTCACCAGCAATTATCTTTCCGATGACGAAGTGAACAATGTTTCTTCAGCGAAGGTTGAAGAAGCAACCAAGCAGATTGAAGAGCTCAAGGGACAGCTCCGAATCATGGAAGCCAGAAACATCAGGCTCTCCACTGAAAACACCAAGCTCAACGAGAGCTTCCGCCATGCTAAAGATTTGATCACAGAGCAGAAGAAGGCGGTTGAGTCCAACAGAAAGTCTGAAGTGATCACAGAACAGAATGAAAGAGTCGCAAAGGCACAGAATGTAACGGGGAGAGGAAACAAGGTTGTGGAACAGGAAGTTGTCATTGCGGAAAATGCCAACACCACCAACAACCCAGAATTGGACCAGATCTTGGTTCTCTCGGGCATCAAGAAGGTTCAATAAGGATTTTTCTAACTGAAAGGTAAACTGAAATATGAACGCTAACGCACGCTTTCTTAACGAAGCAAAAGAGTTAGAAGGACGCTGGGCAAAGACTGGTCTCCTCGAAGGTATCGAAGACCGTTACACTCGTGCTGCCACCGCAGTTCTTCTCGAAAACCAAAGGCTCATCAATGAAGTGTCAACCGACACCGCCGATATCGCACAGTTCAAGCGAATCAGCATACCATTGGTACGCCGTATCTACCCACAGCTGATTGCGAACAAGATCGTATCCGTCCAGCCTTTGCTTGGACCTACCGGCCTTGTTTACTATCTCCGCTTCCGCTATAGCTCCAACAAGGGTGCAACCCGTGGCGCTGACAACAACAGCGGCTTCCCAGGAGATGATGCAAACAGCTTGATGCAGAAGGCTGATGGTACCGCCAACCTTGACATCTTCTACTCTCACCAGTTCGTACAGAACGAGACTCAGACTGATGCAGGTGGCGACACAACCTCCAGCTTCACCTTGGAACGCACTCCTATTTTGGCTGGAACTATGACAGGAACCATCTATGATGGAACCACCGCAGTTCAGACATTTAGCGTAAGCTCCTCGGGAACTTTTACTTTTACATCAATCGGATCTCCGACATACACCGCATCTGCAGGTTCAATTAACCTGACATCTGGCGTATTGACTCTCACTTGGAGCGGTGATCCAGGCGCCAACAGCGTTGTTGTAAGCTACGAAGCCAACCTCGAATGTAACCAAGACCTTCCTGAAATCAACCTCGTTGTTGAATCAGAAGACATTACTGCCAAGACCCGTAAGCTCAAGGCTGTATGGTCCTACGAAGCACAACAGGATCTGCGCAGCCAGCACAACCTGGACGCAGAAGCAGAACTGACCGCAGTTCTTGCTCAGGAAATCAACCTTGAAATCGACCGTGAAGTTCTGCAGGATCTGCGTGCAAACGCCGGTACTGTGACTGCTTGGGATTTCAACACCAGCTTGGGTGACACGATCAAGGAAAAATACGAATCTCTCTATGTGAAGATCGTTGAAATCTCCTCCGTGATCCATCGTAAGACTCTGCGTGGTGGCGCAAACTTCATCGTAACTTCCCCAGAAGTTGCCTCGATCTTTGAAACCGCAACCGCAGGTTTTGCTCCAGCTCCTTCCGAAACCTTCACCAGCTCCCTGGGCATCCAGTATGTGGGCACCGTGAACAATCGCTGGAGACTGTACAAGGATCCATTGTTCCAGAGCAACCAGTTGCTCATGGGCTACAAAGGCGATAGCTACCTTGACAGCGGTTATTTCTACTGTCCTTATGTGCCTTTGACCCAAACGCCAGTCGTGTTGGATCCTGAGAGCTTCTGCCCTCGCAAGGGAATCCTGACCCGTTACGGCAAGAAACTTCTCCGTGAAGGCGCTAAGTTTTATGCCCGTATGTCTATAGCAAATTTTGTAATATAGTCATACTAACATTATTTAAAATGTTAAAATTAAACCCAGCCAGCAATGGCTGGGTTTTTTTGTTGAAAGGCATAGATAAAAACATGAAAAGCTTCCATGAATGGCTCAATGAAAACAACCAAGAAAGGCCAACCAGGCATCGTGTTTTCAACCCACTAGTCTTTGGTAAAATTGGCGAAAACGATTACATTGCTGACAACCCAAACTACGCCTACAGAATTACTGGCCAATCTCAAATTGATGACATAAAGGTTTCAGGTCTTGTTAGAGCCAGAGAAGGAAAGATGAGAGGTGGAAGGACAGGCGAGACACAATGGAGCCAAGGAGCAGCAAACTTCAAGTACAATCCAGCCCCAAACCAAAATCAATATATCCTTGTGACAAATGCATCTAATTTAAATGACAGAGAAGGTGGTTTGCCAAAGGGTGACCTTGTTCAAATCATGCATTCAGATGGCGAAAAATGGACTGATGTCACCAACCAAATAAAATAAATCAAAATGATTTCAAGCTATAATATGTTGAAGGGAAAAACCACACCCATAAAACATGACCAGAAACTTTGAAAAAGACTTTGATGTTGGACTTTCAAGTGAGGATTTTGTCCTCCAGATGTTCAAGAACATATTCTCAAGGCAACCAACAGACAAAGAGATTGCATTTCACAAGAATAGGAAGGATAACGCAAGCCTGCTCCATGAATTCATGCAATGCATTGAGGCTGTGCACCAATTAAAAACCAAACTCAAGTCTAAAAACCCCAGAGAAAAAAAGATCGCACTGCAAATTAATGGTCATTTTAGAAATTTTGAATCAAGACGAAACCTATGGATGGAATTCATTGCAAAAAACACCAATGTTGACATATTCATACACACCTGGTCAACAACTGGCGAGAGGTCGAAGCAAAAATGGATTGATGAGTCAGCAAGCCCACTGGTTAACAACAAGGACATAGCGGAAACCCTAAGGCCAAAATCCATGCTTGTGGAAAACAATGATGAAATAGTTGATCATCTTGCCATAAGCAAATTGTTCCCTGGGGTTGTGCCATACATGAACCGTGGCGTTGCGCCATTCCTTGCGAAGGACGACTTCACGAAGTTCATCATGTCTCAGCTGTATTCGACCAAAGCAGTTAACCAACTCAGAAAAACACATCAAGTTTTGACAGGCAAAGAATATGACATAGTTTTAAGAATTCGTGCGGACGCATTTCCACCAATGGACATTTCAATCCTTAATGATGTTGACATATCCGACAACATGGTGTTCGCCAACATGCGTGGCCAAAGGTTTCCAAACAGGCCACTAAGCGGATGCAGCGCTTGCAACTATGAATACCCAAAAAGAGCCCATGGCATTCATTCAAACTACATGTCTGATGTTTTCTACTACTGCAAGCCAAAGGCCATGGATTTGGCCGCCAGCATATTTGACAAAGCTGGTGACATCCTTGCCCAATTCCAAGAACACAACTGTAAGATGGACATGGAAGGGCACAGAATACACCAGGCTGATCACAACATAAAAATTGTGGTCAATGATGGCATATCCGAGTCCGCCTACAGATGTTTTTACCCAGAGGTTATGCTTTCGCATACATTCAGAAAGCATTGGGTATTTACCGATTTGTCAAGGTGCAGGGTTGTTTTGAACACGGCGCCAAAGATAAAGTGAATCAAGAAATTGAGATTTCCACCATTCCATGGGCAAAAGGGTGAACAATGTAAGAAAACTTATTGGATTTGGCGATCTGCGATAGAGCCTTGGAAACTCCATAGGAGCCGCCATAATTTTCCCTGTGAAAGTAGTCATCCATGATAATGTGCCTATTTGAAAGCTTTAAGGAACATTTCAGATCATAAAAAACATCGTCATAATCATGACTTCCATCAATATAAACAAGGTCAAATTTATCAGAAATGCTTTCAAGTATGTTGTACTTTTCACTTTGATGCCGTGGATTGTCACAGTTCTTTCCTGAACGGCCAACAATCCTTGTGATTCTTTTTTCAATCCCAGCCGCCTTAACACGACGATCAAAGTCTACCAGTTCTTTCCTTGGATCGATGGTGACCAAGGTGGCATCGCAGTTCAACAAAAAGGCACATGCCGAGAGACCCCAGCCAGTGCCTATCTCAAGTATTGTCTCTGGCTTGTGTTTTGCGGCAAAATCAGCCAAAAAATTGTATTGATTCAGTTCATCTTGATTGAATTCTTTTGTGATTGCTTCCATGATTTAAATTAGTTAACTAAAAAAATATTCAACTTGTCATTTCGCCTAAAATCAAAACCTAACACTCAATTATTTTCATAAGTTAAACCTCAAAAAAAAAGAGAAAAAAACATGACGGTTGAATACATTAAGATCGCAACAGGAGAAGACATCATCGCACAAGCGGAGCGTGAAGGTGAACTTGTGCACCTAAAAAACCCCATGGTGTTTGGGTTGTCAAGGGATGGTGGTATTGGTATGATGCCATATGCACCATTTGCAAAAAACTCAAAGATGACCATGAACAAATCTCACATTGTTGCATTTGGCGAACCAGAAGATGATATCAAGAATGCATACAACAGTAAATTTGGAGGCATCGTCGTTGCCTCAAACAACTTGCAGATACCAGAGTAATAAATGAAGGCTGCGCATATAAATAGCTTATATGCAAACAAAAGGCTTCAAGCAATGGCTGTCAGAGCAATCCACAGTCGGCACAGAGTTCGTCGACGAGAGGCAAATAGACGCAGTCTATGCCAAAGCTAAGCTTTCAGTGCGCCTAGTGCGCCTTTATGACAAGGCTACCAACCAAAGCCTTCTGAAGAACATAAGCACCATAGCAACTCTAAACTCTGGCGCCTACGGACTATACAGCTCATCTGAAAACAAAAAAGTCATAGGGCCGCAAGTAATCAACAAACTGAAAATGAAGTTTGGAGATGACATAATGTCAACGAACAAACTCAACACGGTTCCAAACGCAGTAATCAAGAGATACATTCCAGATATTGATGAAAGGATGATACAGCCATCCGATGTGATCAGAGTAAACATACAAAAGCACCTTGCGACCCATGGCGATAGCCTCGAGGCAATCCTTGAAATAGCATCGACAATTGTCCATGAATGCACCCATGAGATTGAGCTCCAGACCACAGGAACAACAAGTGAGATCGGGCCAATTGCCGCAGAAAAGCGATTCATGTATTGGTTCAAGTCAAACTGGAACCTTGTCCGCCAGCAGATACCAGAGTTGGCATCATATAGAAGCTCCTCAGGACTATCTAGTGGCTGATGTCTTGCTTGTCCTTCCTCATTATCTTTATGTAGAACAAGTAGACAAATGCGCTTGTGAATAGAAACTCAAGAGCCCCACTGAATATGCGTCCAACCTCAATTTTAAGTCCAGGAATTGGGTCAAATACCAATAAGCGCCAGTCGCCCTGTGCGCTGTTGACCACATAGTTTATGACTGGCATGATTAGACTTTCCGACATGGAAGAAACAAGATTGTGGGCGGCTTGAGCCATGACCATGGAAAGTGCCAGTGCCAAGAAGTTCTTTGAGAAAGCAAAGCGTTTGTACTCCTCAAGCTCAAGTCTTATTCTCTCAGTGTCAACAAAGTTTTTCTTATCTTGGTTCATGATAAGTTTTGCACCAAAAAACCTCCAGCATGCTTGGCTGCACATAGCCACCATCTTCATTGTTGCCAAATCTTATCTTTTCAAATTTACTCGGCGAAATAAGCTTGGATGCCCAATGAAATATTCTCATAAAATAGACTAGTTTTCCAACAAGCATTTTTTTGGCTTATTTGTGACATATATAAACACGGGGTAAAGATGAAAAGAATCACAGTAACATTTCTATTGATCTGCTTGCTTGCCAGCATGGGGTGCGGCAGGCTAAGGAACCGCCGTAGCGAGGGCGAGTATAGTGGATTCCCTCATGCATCCCGTGACAAGGATCATTACAAAAACACAAGCCTATGCAAGACAACTGATGATGTTCTTTATTCTAGGCCTTGCGCAATGACAACCATGGTTTCCGAAGATTTCTACAAAGGTTACCAAGATGGCGTCAACAACAAGAAAGTTAGAATTTTTGGAAAAAATGAGGACTACCAATCAGGTCATGAACTTGGCGAAAATGACAGAAAAAACGGAGCAATCCGAAAGTTTGAGATCAAAAGATGAACTTCAAGGAATGGCTTGAGCTAAATGAGATAAAAGACGCTTGCTACCACAAGGTGAAAAGCAGGTATAAGAAATGGCCATCTGCCTACGCCTCAGGAGCATTGGTTAAGTGTCGCAAAGTTGGAGCAAACAATTGGGGCAATTCCACAAATGAAAACTCTGACTTGCAAGAAGGAACATTTGACCTTGAGAAGAAGCGTGGCCTTAAGGGCTGGTTTGACCGCAACAAGGGCAAGGGATGGATAGACTGCAAGGCAAGCAAGAAGGGCAATCTTGTGCCATGCGGGCGCAAGAAGGCTGGCAAGGGCGCTGAGCGGAAATACCCAGCATGTCGCCCAACCCTTTCAGCATGCAACAAGGTTGGCGTGCGTCGCAAAAAAAGTGGCAAGGCAATATCCTGGGAAAAGAAAAAATAAAAAAGGAAATCACAATGTTTGACAAGAGCAAAGAAAACTATGGACTTTACCTTGCTGGATTGATAAGCGAGGAGCAATACTACGCATCGTTTGATAAACCAATCAATGAGGTTTCAGACGATGGGAACGACATGCTAAAGGCCAATCTTGAGGGTATAATTGAGCATGCACAGATGATGCTTAACATCTTGACTCCAGAAGACCAGACAGAAGAGTGGATGGAGTACAAGGTTGCCGTGTGCAAAACATACATGCAAGATGTAGCCCATGCCTTCAAGCACGACAAGGAAGAGATGATGAAGCAATCAGGCGGCTGTGGAGCACCATCAAATGTCAGCGCAGCAGGATTCGATGTGAATCATGATGATCTGGTATAAGGTGAAAAGCGCCAATAAGTCAAGTATTTCGTTCAGCATCACCAATTAAAACTCCCTCTTGAATTTTTCACGGACTTTTCTGGTGTGGGTTCCACTTATGGTGACCTTTTTCAAACCGCAGTTGTACACAAGCATGCCATCGAACTTGCCATCCATTTCTGAGAATTCCCTCTGAATTGGCGATGTAAGGAATGACTTCTCGCTGTATATCTCATTGTCCCAGTCAATTTGGTTATTGCCACAGTTCGTTGTGACCATAACACTTTGTATTGTTATGATAGGATTCGGGTCTTTCTTGCCTTTCTTTACGGTGAAAAGTATAAACACCTTGGCGACATTTATTTCATCAAGCCTCTGCCATAATTCATCTTCATTTTTCAACATGTCTCCTCCTTTATTTGTATATATGGAGATAGTCATGCACATAAATACAGAGCCGATAATGTTCATGGTCATTTGCGCCATTTGCGCCATTTGCTACCACCTTGTCATAATAACAAACTGGTTTCTCGGCAATGACAATCATTCGTCGTAGTTCACACTGACTATATCCTCAAGGCCGAGCCTCATGGGCATGGATCTCCTTGACTTTATTTCTGACATTATGCCTCTTAATTTGTTTCTCCTTGAAACAAAGAAGTTGAAGCCATTCAACTCTTGCTGCTCCCTTGGCAATGATGACGAGCCAAAAACTGAAATTCCGCAAAAAGCCTTGACGCCTTGAGAGCCAATTCTTTCATCGACTTGGCTTTTGCAGTAATCTCTTATTTGCTCGTCTGAAAGTTCACACTGCCTCTCGAGCGATTGCATATCAAATGTGCATGCGATCTTTGCGAAATCCTTTATGGAGAACTCCATATTTAAGCTGAGATTTTCCTTTGTCAACTTGAGGTACACATTGTCCTCATCTAGGCATTCACGGTAAAAATGCATTGAGTCGCTATAATAAAGACTAATCTTGGTGCTCATATCATCCTTTGTATATCCAAATGTGATTGTGAATATTCATTATCGTGATGTCAATCTCAAGGCTTGGCTTGTGTTCGCCATCATATCTGTCATAATTTAACGAGGCGTGAAAGAATGTCATGCCATCAGACCATCGCCTTGTCCTTGCAAGAGCCTGGATTTCCCAGCTGATGCCATTCCACAATTGACCATGCCAGCAAAAACCAATTGTCTTAATTTTTAATTACCCTCCAACAAACCTTGCATCTTTCTCATGGCCCCATAAATCATTGACTTGACAGTGCCAAGTGGCAAGTTAAATTTATAAGCAAGCTGTGCAAGTCTCATGTCATCATACCAATAGCCGTTGATTAGGGATGAGTGTGTCGGTGGAAGATTTTTGATTACCTCACGAACCGCAGCAATTCTTTCAACCTTTATCATTTTGTCAATGGGATGAACTTGTTTTGGATCCACAAGAATGGAATCACCTTCCGTTACGGAAATCAAGTCAAGACTTAATGCGCTTCGCTTCCTCAGTATGTCCTTGCACATGTTACTGACAATACTTGCCAAAAAGGATTTGAATCTGCCTGTGCCGACAAAAAGATGAAACTTGCAAAGCAGCTTGGCAAAAGCCTCTTGTGTCACATCCTCAGCCATGTGGTGATCCCTTAGGTGTCGCCTGGCAACCCCAAAAGCATATGCCCTATAACGAAAGTAAATCTCTTCGAAAGCAGCCATGTCACCTGAAATGGCCATCTTGATTAGATCGTCGTCTTCATAATCTCTGATATTCATTCTACATCCAAACCTTTGGCGCCATCAAGGTGTCTTGCGCAGCTTGCTGTTGCGCCCCTCACCATGTCATGCAGCCTCTGCAATATCTCATGTGGTGTATCGCCCACAACTATGGGAAGTTCGTCAACCACATCTCTTTTCCCGACACGAAAAACCTCATGCAATCCATAAAAGCCACCAAGGCTTTTATGGAGCACTATGTCATACCACGATTTCATGTTTGTCACCTAGTCATTTGCCAAGAAGTTTGGCATCCTGTGGAGAAATGTCTTCAAGTACTCTTGCGACCCACGGTTGTCGAAAACTATCTCAAACCTTTGCTTCTGCCTCTTGACGGTACAGCTGCAGTCCAAGGAGTTGAAGTAGTCGGCAATTATATTAGAGCCTTCCTCACCAAACTTTTGAGTGCGAAGGTAAACCTTCCTCTTGCTCTTCCTGCCACTGTCAACATACCAGACCATCCAGGCAAGGTCATTGAGGCTCTCAAGGATCTCCCTTGTTACAACCTTCTTTCCCTCGTTGTAAAATGTTCGGTATATGTTGTTGAAACACGGATAGGCAACCGAGTAACAGCGGTATGTGTTCTTGTCTCTCTTGATGGTGTTGCTGTCGAGCTTAAAGAAATCCTTTAGCTCATTGATCTTGTACGAAAGCCAATTAAGGTTGTTGTCCCTCATCGCAAGGTAGCAATTTCTGCCATGCGTCGGGCTGACAATCGACGATCCGCCGAGTATCGTTCCGTAGAGTATCTGAAGCTGGAAAGCCTTTATTTCTGGGCTGGTTTCGTAGGTCATACCATATATATCTGTTTCGCAAAATTTATTCCGCTAGTCCGCCACAAATGTCATCCCCGTTTATATCTATATGTGGCCACCCACGGCCATATCATTTTTTTTAAGGAGGAAATTATGGGAGCAACTAGCGTAACTGGCGTTGGCAATGGATCGGCATCAAAGCTTATTCCATCCATCAAGGGTTTTATCGTATCTAGCAACCTTGGAAATGAATGTGTTTCTCAATCTGCAATGAACAACTTGGGCCTTTCTAAGTCCCCAATAGTTTTGGATGCAGCATCTGTAACTTTGGTTGCTGGCGATCACGCCAACATTCCATTGGTTTTCACAAGGGCTGCTGGTGTCACTGTGACTCTCCCAGCCGCAACAGGTACTGGAAATAGTTACAAGTTTTTTGTAAACACTTCCGTAACCAGCAACAGCTATAAGATTCAAGTAGCCAATGCTACTGACATCATGCAAGGTCTTGCCTTTGGTGACGATGGCGATGGCGAACCAGCCAATGGTTGGGGAACTGCATCTACATCAGACACTATCACCATGGATGGAAGCACCCAAGGTGGTATCAAGGGCGATCATTGGGAAATTGTTGACATTGCATCTGGCTTATTCCATGTGAGAGGTTTCATAACTCAATCTGGAACAGAGGCAACTCCTTTCAGCGCAGCAGTTTCTTAGTCTTAGTTTTCTTAAAAATGTGATATTAGTGCTGGGGCAGTCATCTGTTCCAGCACTTTTTTTTGTTCACACCAACTACATAAATGCATGGGGGTGTATATGGGAGCATCAAGTGTGACTGGAATAGGTTGTGGTTCAGCCGGTAAGATTTCCTTGTCTACCAATTCAAGCAACTCTTCCGACTCAAGAGTGCCTTTAAGCATAAGCAGCTTGGTAGGCCCAAGAATTATAGCGGCGGGCGTGGTTACAATAAACAACAACGAAAGCCAAGTATATTTCACATCACCATCTGGTTCAGTTAATGAATATGCTGTTTTTCTTCAAGACAACTCCAGAACGGCGATAGTCGCCACGCCATTGTCTTCAGATGAGCAAAATAGCAATTGGAGCTTCACCATACAAGGCAAATCTAAATCGATTGTGTCTTGGATGGTTGTAAAGCTCGGAATAATTTAATCACTATGCTTCTTCATCTGGCTTTTTAAAATGAAGATATTTATCTGACCATTCTATGGCCATGTGAAGGCCTCTTGCCAAAAGACCAACCAGATGAGTTGGGTTTCCATTTCCTTCAATTGCTATGTTGTCCTTGTTTGAGTCTTCCATCCAAACCATTGCAAAAGAAAGATTCTCCCTTTTTTTCAACTCTTTAGCTATCTGTTTTATTGTAACAAGAGACAGGTCTGGAACGCCATATTGGTCATACTTTGGCTCCCTCTGCCTCTCGAGAAACTGTTTTATCCTTGCCGAAAAGACCTTTAATATCCTTTCTTTGTCTTCATGAAAGACAATCTGAAAGGCTGTTTTTTCGGAGTCAACTGGGTGCGTCAATGACACAAGCTTGCATATTGAATCATCGCCAATTTCCTCGGCCATGGCAGTAATAAGCGCCATTGAGTATTGGGAATCGCAAGAGAAGAAAACCCATGTGTTTGGCTCCTCCTCGTGTTGAAAAACCTTTACACCCTCAAGCAACACCAAGTTTTCAAAAAATGATTTGAATTCATAGCTCATTAGTCCTCCATGATTTTTGAGTCAGCCACAGCCCTGATGGTTTTGATCAGGTGCTTGCACAATCCAGGTGCCTTGCTTTCATTCGCAGACCTTCCGGTCCCTTTTGACTCATATTTCTTTCTCTTTCTTCCGTGCAGACTTCCGTCCAAGCTATTGTAGTAGTTGAAGCGCCAAAAAAAATCAGGACAATCACACCTCACCAAAACATCATGATTGTCAACCCTAAGCGCCTCAACCAGATATTTCTTGCTGTCACTTGCGATAAATTTCACCGTGTTTTTGCCCTCAGACTTTGGGTAGATCACATTCTTGAACAGAAGCACGGTCTTGTATTCTTTCTGGTTTTCAATGTTTTTTGCCAATCCTTTCACAAAAAGAGTCTTCATTCCAAGATAGGGAAGGTAGGACATCTCTATGATCTTAATCATATCGATGGAATTTTGCCTTCTTGTTGTCCTCGGAAAAGCTTCCACGGTACTATTATAAAGTTCAAGGGCCGTGGATTCGTCCAGTCTAAAAAACTCGCTGAAATCCATGCAATTATCTACACAGCAGGTCATTTGATATGAACGAAAATAAAAACGAAATGGTGACAAATAATCCAATTCCAGAGGGAAAAAAAAGCTTTGAGGTTAGAATCCACAAAGATGAAAAAGGAACCCTCAAACAAGGCATATTCATCGATGGCCAATTGCTCGATTGGTCAGTTGATCTTCACGATCTTCTTGAATCCAAGAAGATGGGGCCAAAATTCGCAAAGAGTGTGGAAATTGACATCATACGCCACTTTTTGCAATCCGCCTCGGACTTCCTTGGAAGAAAGCTGTCGGTTGAGGATATCAATGAAGCCAAGAAGAACGGATACATTTGAGCCACTCTGGGTGGCACCACGCAATGCCCACACTCAAGGGGGTGATATCCATCAGGGCATTCAGCCACCCAGTGGTGGGTTGATCAGATCTACGAAACCGGACTGTCTGTCTCAGATGGTGTGATTAGGTTCTTGATGTGACCCTCATGTTTTTTGTATAAAGCTATAATCTTTTTATTGCTGGTCAATCCCATTCCAGGCTTCCAAGCAATTGGTATGACTTTCTGCAACTCAATTGCAAATTCTCTTTTTATGTTTTCTGGTAATTTTTCCCAAACTGGCTGCAGTTTTGTAATTATGCTTGTTTTGCCTCTAACTTTAGGTGGTTTATAATCCTTCATGAACTCAAGAACTTTTGGGTCTTTCTCTGGGTCTACTGGCTGTTTTTGCGCATCTAACGGCTCTTCAGGCTCAATGACTGGAGGTTTTTCCGCCGAAACCTTTTTGAGGTTGTCAATAAGCTGGGCTATCTTTGTGTTTAGTTCAGCGTGCTCTGGCCCTGGAAGCCTATTCGCCAAATCCTGGAAATGCTTCATGGCATCATCAATGGCTTGAATGTCATATTGGTCATACTTGGTGTCACGGCTTGATCTCCAGCCCTTGCGGAATCCACCAAAGAAACCACCAGCGCCACCACGCATCAACTCATCCCATCCACCCGCCAATCCACCTTTAAGGCCAGCCCATGCCCCGCCAAGCCAATCTGATGCCTCGCAGACGGACTCCTCTGATGTTGCCCATTCCGCAAAGGCAACTGGGTTTGCACCCATTTCATATAAAAGGACGCAAGCCATGCGAAGTCGTGTCTCAAGCAACTTTTTCTGTGCAAATGTGACAGACTCATGAGGTGGAGGCACTGGAGGCACTGGAGGCACTGGAGGCACTGGAGGCACTGGAGGCACTGGAGGTACTGGTCTGCCCTCGTCGGGAACTGGCATGTTCTTCAAAATTGCCACCATGCCACGCATCATCTCCTCAAGCTCCTTTTTGTTGAGCCGTGAGTTCTGCCTTTGCCCCCTTGCGAGCAAATCATTAAGCTTGTAGATTGCATCTGACACAGCTTTTTTTAGACTTGTGTCCTTTGCAAACAATCCCCTGAACATGTCCCCAACGCCTTCTTCAACAACCTCTCGCATAGACGCCTCAAGCCAGACGAAACAATTTTCAGAAACCTGCTCACTCTCTATGTTGGCCGATAGCCACTCAATGAAGGAATCTGGGTCAATGCCACGATCTATCATGAGGGTGAAGCATTCCGCAGCAGCCTCATTCAAGTGTCTGTTCTGGATTGAGTCTCTAAAGCTGATCATTTTCTTGTGCCTTTCACTTCGTAATCCCGCAGCCACAGCTGGTAAAGTAGTGTCTGCGGCGGTTTTCCATCTTTTCTATATATGAATGAGACCAGGCCTTCTGTCTCATCATCCCACCTTTTAAGCCAAGATATAGGCGTAAAGTAAGACTGATTGTTAAGGAAGAGTGTGTCGGATCCCCTGATGGAGCTGGTCACCCCAAGCACCTTGTAGCCATCCTTGTAGAAAAGAGGCCCGCCACTGTCCCCGAATATAGTGTAGCAGTTGCTCCTCAAGAATCCCTTGAGTTTCTCTGGCTGCTTGGTGTGCACCGATGTTATGTTGCCATAGTCAATGCGTATGTCGTCACCAAGACCATACCCAATCTTGAAGACACTTGTCCCAAAAAATGGCTGCGACTCCATGTCAACCTCAACACATGGAAGCTTCTTTTCAGTCACAAAAGCAAGTATTGCAAGGTCCATCTGTTTGTTGACCGCATAGACAGTGGCCTCATAGCTCTCAAATCCATTCAGTGTGCTCCAGTTGTCATAGGTGCCATGATGCACTGATATGGTCGTTACAACATTTTCCACATTGTGGGCTGCAGTCACGACCGTGTTGATGAACTTGCCTCCAAGTGTTGCGCCAACCGCCTGCTCTGATCTGACAATGAATCCAGACGCCACAGCCTGGCCTGGTGCCTTCTTGCACTCATCGCAATCGCACTTGCTCTTGGCGTAACTTATCTTGATGGTTGGGTATAGGCTTTTCTCATGGAGTTTTTTGTCCGGCTCAACACTAAATAGCCATAGCGGGAAAAGCAGGAAAAACAAATTTTTCATCAAAAACCCCCGGAGGTGATCATGGATAGGAACTTCCTGTACGGAATAATTGTGCTTCTGTCACTGACAGACGCCATGATTTATATACAGAAAACAGACCCCAATCTTCTTTCTAAATTTCTGCCAGGGTCGGCTTCCGAGAGCTGGCAATCCAAGGACCCAGGCTGGAACCAAAAGCCAGATGGTGAAAAGAAAGATGAAAAAAAAGATGACAAGGCCGAGCCAAAGAGCGAGGTCAACCCAAGTGAGGAAAAGCAAGATAGGCAAGAAAGCCAGCCGTCAGAACCGAAGAAAAGAAGGTTTTTCAAGGGATGCTTCTCCTGATAAGACCAATGTGCCAAGCACAAGCCACCCGGTCGGGTGGCTTTTTTCATTTGCCTTTCTCTATTAGTTCATGGAAACAAAAGCAAAGATACAAAGTTGCTACTTCTATGTCGAGGGTGACACCGAGGACAACAAGAAAATATGCGCAATGTGCATTGAGTGCAGAAAGACCAAGTACAAGGATTGGGGATGGTTCTACGATGGTGAAGGCAAGGGTTATGGTCCATTCGAGTACAGATGCGCAAAGTGTGACAAGGTCATCTACAGGCACCCGGAGTGTGAGGAATGAAGCCAATAGTAAAGGGAAGCGACAAAAGCATGGCTCAATGGCTGGTTGCAGAGCTTCCAGAGCATTACGACCAGATGATTTTCGTGGACACAATGTGTGAAGATCTATCCTTGTTTCTAAGCAAGCGAAGGTCACGGCTTGATATCCTAAACGACCCAGATGCGAACCTTATAAATCTCTATAGGGCAGTTCGTGATGAGTACAGAGACATGTCAAGAAGGGTGAACAATCTCAAATGCTCAGAAGAATCGTTCCAAAAACACCTTGCAAACATGTCAAAACAATCAGATGACTACATGGACAGAGCAATCAGCGAGCTTGCCATAAGGAAAATGAGCAAGACCGAGAAAAAAGTGTCATACTCTGGAAAACCGGTCGACTGGAAGCTCGTGTGCAAGGACCTTCTATCATTGAGCAAAAGCCTTCAAGAAACATTCTTAATGAGCAAAGATGGTCTTGAGGTCATCCAAAAATTCAACCATAGTGAGACAATATTGCTGCACACACTCCAGACTGGCCAGCGTGAGCAGCAATACAACAAGCTTGCAAATACACTTCGAAATTTCAGTGGCTTGGCAATGGTGGTGTGCCACGACCAAAAAGTGTATAAGTCACATTTTTCAACATGGAAGCTGAAAAAGAAGATGCTTTCAATAAACGGCAAGAAAAGAGCGCATTACATCTGGAAAAACTTCTAGAGAGCTCAACCCCAGTGTTTTTCAATTTATTCAATATATAAATTGGGGTGAACATGAAAAAATGTCAGATATCTGGATGTGACCAAAAAGCAAAAAATTGCTCCAGTAGCGAAAGCATTGTCAGTGGTCTTTCTTGCCAGCATGAACTTTGGCATTGCGGACGCCACACTAAAGAAGACCTGGAACGCCAATTAAAACAAGAGTCCATGAGCATGCAGATGGAAAATCCATTTGCCAAGGCCAAATCACTCATCAAAAAGCGCCCATGCGAAGATAAATAGCTCATGAGGATGCATAGCTTCAAACAATGGCTCGAGGCTGGATTGGACAAAGAGCAGCCAGACAGTCCGAACATATGGGACTCTGGCAACAATGCAGACAAGGCCTTTGGAATGACAATACGGTCGAAAAACGCCATGACAAACCAAAAAGGTATGCCAAGCTATTTTGACCCAGATGACATCTTTTTTTGTGGCAAGAAGAAAAAAACAAAAAAGGGGAAGTAAATGCTGATGGTATCTTTCTGCAGCGTGCTTGAAAGCATGAAAAAATCTGAGCGTGTTGGCAAGAACGACGATGTTGAAACCATCGAAAAGGGTTTTGGCATAAGTGAGGATTTTTGGGAAAATTTCATTCAGATGCTGCATGCCTCAAAGGGGCTTTCAAAACTGCTTGGTGTTTCCGAGGATAACATTGCAACATGGCAAAAAAAAATAGAGACAGCCATTGCCGAACGGAAAAAAGCACTTGAGA